CCACTTAGTTAAGCCACCTGTAGGTTTAGCCATTAGTATGTACCACCACGTTTCTTATATGTTCTAACTAACCAAGCATTTGCGTACGCTGATGGGTAGACCTTAAATTTACGCTTAGCTTCTGCTTTTACTCTTGCGTATAATGCAGGGTTCTTTGGTTTAGAACCACCAGTTTTTTTCTTTTTTGCTGCCATGTGATACTCCTTCTACATGCATAAGTCTTCATACTTAGTTGTATGAAGTCTGTGTTTAGCCAACTCTTGTGCAGTTGCTATACCTATTTTAGTATTAGATGTTATAAGTTTTATTAACCAATTTATCATATGCTTCTTTTATCTCTTCTATTGTTCTTTTGCATCCTATGCAAATATCATCTTTGAGTTTACAGATTCCTATACAAGGTGTTAAAATCTTCCTGTCCATTTACCTACAAACCATGCTAATACACCTGCGAAGAATACTAAAATTATAAAACCTATTCCATATCCTGCATATTCTATAAGTTCCTGCCTACGCTTCTCTGCCATCTTTTCTTGATAACGTCTTGACTTTCTAGCCTCTGCTTGAAACCTTTGCCAATCTTGCCAAAGTCCAGGTCTACCTAGATAAATCATTATCTTCTTGAGTTCTTCTTCTTTCTCTCTTATTTGTTCAAGAGCCATAAACTCTTCTAAGTCTGAGCCACCACCACTGGCTTTTTTCTTGTTTGCTTTCTTTTCTAGTTGTTCTTTTGAGAAAACAAAATCAGATATCTGTTTTACGCAACCTGAAAGTTCTTTCCCGTTAGATACAAAATTTTTTATTATCCCGAATGCTGCATTTGCTGCTGCTAATTCTGCTAACATTATCTTTTCCTTTTTGGTTTACAATATGCAGTTATTCGTAAATTAGGTCCTTCCTCTTGTGGTATAGAAGGTTGTTTGTTTAGTCGTTCTGCAAAATACAAACATCTATCTATATCTTGGAAAGTTTGTGTTTGGTCTATTACTCTTACTCCCATCATAAACACAAGCACAAACTCAATCATTAATTAACAAAATCTAACTCTAACTGTTCTTCTGTGGGCTTATCATTATGACAGTCACAGTTACATTCCTCTGTATCACAATCGTAACATTCGCAAGTCTTACATCTATTTTTTCTTTTTTCGTTCATTTGCCCTCTTTAAACTCTCTTTTGCTTTTTTAGCTATACTTACGACTTGGCTTTTTCCCATGACTTTTGCTCTTTGCTCCATGACTGTAAGTATCTGTATCTTTCTCGCATACGGCTTATTGACCCTCTTAACTTTTGCAACTGTTGCTCTGGCGTCAGACGGGGTAGCAAATTTAATGCTGACTGTGTCCTTAGGATTCTCGTCTGTATATAAACGTCTTCCTGAGCCTTTTGGTTTTTTGCCTGTCCCGACTTTAGGGTCACTTTTTTTTCTTTTTGACATGAGTGTTCTTATATCTTTTTCTTTGGTCTTTTTCTATTTTAGTTAAAGTTTTGGCTTGACCAGCATGTAGTTTAGATGCTTTCCTCAAACCTTTTATTACTTTAGTTAATGGTTTAGTGTAATGAGGCATTATGTCTTTCTTCTCTTTTTAGCTTTAGAGGGAAGCAGCCCTTTATTGACTGCTCTCGCTCTTTCCGAAAAACCAAGCTTTTTCTTTTGCTTAATTTTTTTTCTTATTGTTTCTAACTTTGCTACCATCTGAATACAAATTGTTAAAAGTTATTGTAGGGTCTAAGTAAGATTCATGTGACTCGGCAGAGTGTATCCACTGTGAAGGACTAAAATCAGGTGCACCTTCTCCTGTTCTCCATAGTGCAGGACTTGTTGCTCTTACTCTATTATTAGGTAATGCTACTAAGTTACCTGTCCACTTACCTGCGTCAGTTAAATACAAAACATGAGACTGCTTATGTTGTGCTGGGTCATCTGCAATATCATTCTCTGTATAATCAACTGTAAATAAATACTTACCTTGATGAAACTGATTATCAATCTTACATAACCATGGCGAGGAACTAACCCTATCCATAACTACAACACTGTGTGTCCTAGATTCGCAATCCCATGGTTGACACAAATGGTCTTCCATCGGTTCTGCCCATTCGTCTACAGGTATATCTGCGACTAAGGCTTGTATAGGCATTCTAGCCCACATTGCTCCTCCATGAACATTCTCATCAGGACCATCTTCTCTGTCTACTTCGCAACCAGTGAAAACAACTTGGAAGCTTAAAGACCTATCAGGGATGGTGTTTACTGCTATAACCATTGCATGAAGAAAATCTCCATGGTACCTTTGATGATTACATGTAAACTCCCTACGCACCCAACACTTAAAATGAGGTACGTTACTTATAAGGTAGGACATTATCTACGTCTAACTGCTCCGCCCCTCGCATATCCCTTAGTCATTTTGGCTCCACCTCTAGCCATGCCCTTAGTCATTTTGGCTCCACCTCTAGCCATGCCTTTGGTTTTTATCTTAGAACCGCCTCTAGCCATGCCCTTAGTTTTCATTTTGGAACCACCACGAGCCATGCCCTTGGTCATTTTCATTCCGCCACTCTGCATTTTTTTGATTGGCTTTTTTTTCTTCTTCTTGCCACCATTGGCAGCACCTTTAGTCATTTTTTTCATAGCCATGGGTTTCTCCTTATGTTGCTACTTGTTTTTTCCTGATACACAGGTATTCTTAATATTATCTTCTACTAGAATTAGTTGGTAACTCCATTATGCTTGGTTTAGCTTTCTTTGTAAATACCCCTCCAGCCATTTTACTTCTGTCGGGCGTATCTTTGACTCTCTTTTGTTGCCTTTTTAGCATTTTGTCATCCATTATTTTTCTATTCATTTCTGCCATGTCAGCTTTTGTCTGACCTTCATATGGATTGACTTTCTTTTTTGTTCTAACTGGTTTTAATCTGCCACCCTGAAAAGATTGTGGGTCTGGAACTATTAGTGTTTCTTTATTAAATCCCATCATCTTTTGACCTTCAGCTTTTTTAGTGTCTTGAAAACCATATTCTGTGCTTATGGTAGGATTTAATTTTTGTAACATCTTAATTGTAGTGTTGTTCGCTTTGGCTATACCACTTAACGTATCACCTTTTTTTACTCTGACTTTTTTAGTTAATTTACTAGCACCACCAGCTGTAATAGCTTTTTTTAAATCTCCTAAAAAACTACCAGTGGTTTGATTTTTTTTATCAGACATTACTTTCTCCCAAATCTTTATTTATTTTTAATTTTTTTTATACCTACGGCTAAACCACTCATGGCTTTTTGTTCTTTCATACTTTTTTCAATAGCTTTACCCCTAGCTTTTTCATAACCAGATAATTTACCATCTTTATTTAAGTCTGCTTTGTCGGGATTCATTAAGTTCGCACCTCTCATTAATCTTGGCACGTTGGTTGGTAGTTCCATAATAGCTTTTTTAGGAAGTTTGGCGGCTCCCATCTTATTTTTTGCAGGTGTGCCCTGTCTTATCATTTTAAGGACATCAGCGTCTGATGTTGATGGGGGCACATTGTTTTTAAATCTATAGGCTCTAATTAAATCTTGTTGAGATGTATCAGGCTTCATCTTCATTTTACTTGTATCAATTTTATCATCTTTACCAATTCTACCCACAGCTCTACGGGACTCTGTCATAAATTTTCTATCTGATGCCTTTTTTAAATCTTCGTTTGTCATTTCTTCCATTATGCTGGTACTCCTAATGTAATAATACGAGCTATTAATCTTTCAGCTCTTGCTGTGGTCTGTTTGTACCACCTGGAATCTTCCATCTCGTCAGCCGCCTTAACCCAATCTCTGTCATTTACAGCAGCAATAAACTTCTTAAAATTACTTAATCTTGGTCGCCCTAATTGGAAACACATATTAGCGATTACCAGTTGTGCCTCATTTGGTAAGTCATTAAAGTCTGGGAATATCTCTTTGCAATCCTGTAGTGTTCTATTTATATCTACAGCAAACCAAGCATCAACTTGTTCATGTGGCACTTTTGTCCCTACGGGCATACCATAATATTCTTCGTCCCACTCTGTCACAAGGTGTCCAATACCCCCAGTTAAATGTCCTAACGAGCATCGGTACAATTCATAAACGACTCCTTCGTCATTCGCTATCTCATCTTGTAGTACCATTAAATTCATTTACTTCTTCTTGAACATCTTTGCAGCTTGTCCAACTCCCTTGATTCCAAAACTTGCACTGATTGCAATATATAAAAGATATTGATACCACTCAGGCAAAGTTGCCAATATATCAAACCCCTCCTTAACATAATCTTTCATTCCAGGTATGAAAACTAAAATCGCTGGTGCTAAGAGCACAACTAACGCAAATTCGTCTTTCCAAGAATCCACTGTTGCATCTGCCATCTTACCTTCCCATGCAACTTCACCTGCTGCAACCTTTTCTGCAACAGTTGCACGAGCACGAGCCTCTGCGACTTTAGCTTGTCCTTCTGCTTTTGTCTTCTCGACTTTGTTCTCAAACCAAGTCCCAGCTAAATTTGCCAAAGGTCCTATTAACGCTTGTAGCACTAAATTCTCCCTTGTGACTTGTGTAGTAGTTTTACATAACGTCTATAACAATTATTACCGATACCATTAAATATTTTAAATAATATGAAGTTTAACTCTTTTAACACTTCCATCTTCTCCTTGCCTGTCTTAAGCGACTATTAGGATTCTTTGCCGCTTTTGGAAACTTCTTCATCTGTCCTGCACTTCTAGCACAAAATGACTTTCTTCTTTTGGCTGCTTTACTTCCTGGCTTTACTTTGCCAGTGACTGCAGTCTTTAATTTACTACCAGGGTTTTCTCGTCTGTATTTAGCAACGCCTTTCTTAGTCATACCAGCACCAGCTTTAGTTGGTCGCTTGTGCCCTCCTTTTATGGTATGTCCTTTCATCCCTGCCATTATATACTCTTATCTATTCTTTTGTCTGCCACATCTACACATTTGTATTTCATAGCTACAAAATTAGGTAGATACTCTGGTAATTCAACAGCTATCTCATATGCTCGTGTTGTGCATTGCTTTTTAGTTTCATAGGGTCCGTATAAATCTTCTAATGTCTGACATATATTCGGGTTTGTTGCTAAACATGCTAATACAAATGCTTGAAACATTCTAATCCTTAAAAGTAATGGGCGAGACCGACATTGGTATAATCTCGCCCTAAACTTGAGTAACTGCATCGAACCCCTCAGGAATAAGTACAGTATCAAGCTGCTCTGTGCTGATAGAGATTACTCTCTACACATACTGTGACATACCCTCCGCTACCAATGCCTTTTCTATTTCCTCAACGCTGAAGTCTCTCCCAGTACGTCCTTTTAAAGCCGCACGTATGTAAATAACGTGGTGGCTTGGTATATGCGTCTTAAATCTTCCGTATTTCTCATATTCGTAGCAAATTTGTTCTAGTAAAGAACCGAATTGTGGTTGTACAGTCATAATACACATATTATACCACATAATTGGAAAATTGTATATAAATTCCTGTCAATATAAATTTATTTTTATTTAGGGGGTTGACAAGGTCCCGAAAAATTGGTATAAAATCCATGTTTTTCTTTTTTTCCCTTTTTTTTCTTTTTCAGGTTAACATTATAAGCTTCTTCGGAAGCTTTTTTTTGTGCCTTAGAGAGCCCCCGAGGTGTTATGGTCGAGATATTTAGAAAAACTACTAATACCCCTCAATGGTACTTTACAAAAGAGTACAAATCTCCTTTAAAATACCAAAAAGGAGAATACATTGTCAAAAAACTCCCCAAAACAACGAAACCCGATAGTGATGCACTTGCTCTTATGCAAAAGTTACGTGAAGACGAACAAGAAAAGAGTAATTCCACGAAAACAAAAAAGAAAAGAGCACGTAGATAGCCCTGGTATAAGGGACTAAACCCTTGATTTCTCTACATTAGCCCCGATAAGGGGCTTTTTTTGTATCTAAAGTAAGTAGCCGCCGTCTGGTATATGAAACTATTTACCTAATCTCGGGTAATTGCTGTACATACTACGTATTAGGGGGGTAGTGGGTCATACGTGTCGCATAGTTTGTATTGTGTAAGTCTTTGATTTTACTAGGGTTTTACTAATATTGTGTGTAAGATTTACTTTTATTATGCTTTTTTGTTGTCTTTGGGTTGCCTATGATATTTTTTGATACTGCCTATTATATAATATGATGTGGAATAGGTCGGTTCTGTCTTTTTGTGCATGTGATATAAATGCAACATTGACTGTTGCAAAAATGCAACGGGGCAGGATAGTAGCTTTAGCTACGTCAAGATGATAGTATCCGTAAGGATTCCATAATGATAGAAGTAGTTGTACAGGAATGATAGTTAACAGAATAATAACTGATAGTAATGTAGGCGAAAAATTTTTTTTGATAGTAATATGTGATTTTTTTGCAACAAAATGATAGTTTTTGAAGTAAAAGAAGCTGTAGTTTTTAACTTTTTGATGAAGTCAAGACATAAAAAAAGCCGTATAAAATTAATTATACGGCTCTTGCTTTGGTGGTTTTATTTAAGCAGTTTTTGCAAGGTCTGCTTTCTTGCCTTGTTTTTTGGTCGTGTGTGCTTGTTCTTGGTTTAGCCTAGCATTTATTAGGTTTTCGCCTTTTGCCATCTGATTGGCTTTAATATCGCCCTCGTTGATGTCTGCTAACTTATTTGCAGTTCCAAGATTATCCAAAACAATATCAATAGTATTATTAAGTTTTACCATTAATTCGGAAATAGTCGGTTGATTTTTTCCGTTTTTGGCATCTTTAACAAATGCGTTTTTCTCTATTAAAATTGTTTCTTCATCTTCCCAAGCTGATAAGTGATTACAATTATCCTCATCTTTACTAG